TGCAACCACTTATCCGCGACAGAACTTGCGCTTCCGACGATAGATGCAAGGGCATTGGTACGGCTCGCAGCCTTTGCATTCTGCGCGCCCATGATATCAAGCTGCGCCTGTTGCTCGAACGACTTCGCCTGAACCTGATAGTCAAACGACGCCTTCGCAGCATTGGCGCGAATCTGTGCCATGTCCATGTTTGAAACAAGATGCTGAGAATCCTGTACCGCTTTGGCCGAGCCCGATCCGACATCAAGGCCAGAGGCGCTTTGTGCACCAATGATCTCGCCCATACGCTGCCGCGCACTCATACCATATTTCGCCGCGGACTGCTCGCCCTGCGCGGACTCATACGCTGCGTTTTGTTTTGCGATCGCTGCGTTCTGCATCGCAATCCCGGCTTGGTACATCCCGAGTTGGGAAGCGGCTGAGCCTTGGGCATTAGCGCTGGATGCACCGAGAATACCACCCAGCACACTGGTTCCCATGCTCAGTGCAGTTAGTACTTGTGGTCCAGCCATTACCGTTCTCTCCTGAACTCAAAGGTTGTCGGGGAGGTGAACTCCGCGCCGAGCGATTGTAACCATCGGGCCGAATGTGGTTCGAAGCAATGGCCGAACAACCGCGGATATTTCGTAAGGATTGTCTCAAGCGTCTCCCGCGCGTATTTCGCGAGAGAGTATCCATGGCCTAGCTCCGGCACAATCATCCAGACATAAGCCTCATCCGCGAGCAACGTCGGTGGTTCCAATCCGATGTAAACTACCGGCCGAATCCCGATCATGCCCACGATAATATCCGACGCAAGCTTCGCCCTGCCAAGAATCACCGACCGATATTCATGTTCCCCAATCATACTCGCGAATTGCTCAAACGAGACGTTGTATATCTCAGCGTTCATTGCGCTTTTCTCCCTCAAACCGCGGGAATAATCCGGCGATGGTTGCAGGGTATGGTTTGTCTTGGCGGATACAGTACTGGCCCGGAACGGTATAGGTTGGGTCGAGGTAGGTGATCGCATCGCCGGTCACCAGATCCGAGACTACCTGAGTAACCTGGCCAGTGAGCGCCGAGGAAAGATTTCCGATGACAAGATCCTGCATATCCACAAGATCATCGAAGCTCGACCCAATTTGAAGCCCGAGAGTATCGACAACGCGCACATCAACCGCGACGATTTTCTTCACCACGCCCTGAACCGATGGTTCGCCAACATCCAACGGAAGCGTTTGGAGATCACAGTCGTATGCAAGGCCAATGGTCACAACCGACGCTGCGGTTGCGAGAGTGAAGAATCCGGTCGAGGCCATGGTAAACGGGGTGATGATCTCTCCGTCCGCAAGGCCGGTGACGGTCAGTCCTGCAAGATGTTCGCCGCCAGTGAATGAAGTCGCGGGAGTTCCGTTGTATTGAAGCCCAGAGTCCACACACCAAACGCCAGCAGAGTCATAGCCCCCGGAGTAGTCCCGCTCCGCAAATCGTTCGATGTACTGCACCGTGGCCGCGTTTACTGTTCGCGAAATTACAGTATAAACCGCGTCGACTGCGACATCATTCGAAAGAATCTCGGTCACAGAGCAGATTGATTTAAACAGCCCATCGGTTGTATAGTGCGACCAACCAACATACTCTTGGTCTTTCATATACGTCAGCACATTCAATTCACCGTGATCCATAACCGCTTGCGCACTATAGAACGGTGATTCTGCCCAACACCATTCTTCAACTTGATGGCCAAAGAAAAGGTGCGATGCAGTTACGGAAATATCCGCGCCGGTGTAGACATTCTGGTAGACTGAATAGGTCAATGACCGAACCGCAGAGCTTTTCGACTGCACGAACAGAACGTCGTAGTTTGCTATAATCGGCGGGACATCACTAGCGCCGATATAAGACTGCGGGTTCGCTACGGCATTGATCGCAGTCGCGGCCGATCCATAGCTGCCACCATTCAACAACCAAACCGCTTTGTCAGTGAAGATAAGCGCACCGGCGGAAGAGCCAACTACAGACTTGATTGAGTTCAGCGTTCCCGAAACCAACGTCGCTGAAATCGAATCATTCGCCGCAGCAGGTTGCGTAATATTGAAGTTGAAGTAACTCCCGGGCTGGGAAAGGTAGAACGTCGCGGGCGAATCAGCCGCACCACCAAGGAACAACCGTTGCTGAGCAAAGCCGGGAACTTCAGGATAAACTGGGTTAGCAGAGATGTTTGCTGTAGCCGTGGCTGCGCCTGAAGAGAACGAAACTGTCGGGGCTGATGAATACCCCGAACCGCCGTTGGTTACGTTAATCGAACCAATCCGCCACGTTGCGTCTATCTTGAATCCTGTGCCAGCGCCAGTGGTGGACACTTGGCTCATTGGATTCGAGGGTGTCGATCCGGATGTGATTGAACCACGGTTGTAATAGGTTGCCGCTGTAACCGTTCCGCCACCGCCAATAGTCGAAATCTGAAGCACAACTCCATTGCTAAAAGTAACCAGATCATTAACTGCGTATCCTGAACCGGCCGCATTGATCGTTGCCGAAACAATTTCCAATGACGCAATGGCCGAAGCCGGGACTATACAAGTACCAGAGAATAGCACAGTTGGAACTGTGGTATAGGTTCCGCCTGAGGTAACGGTTACCGAAGAGACCTCGTAACCATTAAATGGATCACGGGCAATCGGTGGGGTAATTGAGAAATCCTGCGCGATATTGGAATCATAGAAAATTGTTGCTTGGGTGGTACCGATATAACCATACGTGGCTCCGGTAGGAACCGCAGCACCATTCACAACCGCGGCCTCGTAAACATTATACGCGACAGCATTTGCAACCGCAGTCCAGTCGATGGTGTTGGTCTGGCTGGCTACTGCGCGAATATCAGTTTTATTCGCAAGCGCCCCCGGAGTTGACATGGATGATTCTTGGCCATTGGAGTCGATAGAAGTGACACCATAGGCATAGTTCATATTAGAAGCGCCCAACGTCGTAGTGATGGTGGGTGCGCCGGGAGCGGAAACTGTTGCGCCAAATACAGCCGGGACCAATGTCCAATTATTCGCGGAAACCAGCGTTAGGACATAAACCGGATGGTTTGGATGACAGAGAATCATTTGTGTTGTGGACTGAGCAAATTTGATCAGCCGAAGATCATCGGCCGAGGTATATGGCGAATCAAGAGTATAGATCCTAGCCGCGGTACCTCCGGACGTGTAGGTTGAGAATGAGGTTGAATTGATATTGGTCCCGTCGAGATAACCAAGAGTCACATCATTGCCCGATACCGTAAGCACTCGAAAGTATCGACCATTAACCTGCGTCATTCCAGCAACGCCAGTGATATAGATCCAATCATCGACGTTAAAGTTATTAGAAGTCACCGTAGCCACAGCCGGATTGGCTTTGGTGATTGCGGTTATGTTAAATGCAGTTTCCAGCACCGGCGCACCTTGGTAGATGAACCGCATATAGCCGTTGCCGATCTCAACCGCGTAACCGACGTTAAAGGAAGACTGGAACGAAATGACCCGGACCGGATTCGCGGAGTCATAGGCTTGGATTACATACTTCGTCCCCGGCCGAGTACTCGCGCCATTCCGATAATCCACAAACCAATTCTCGAGCAGCGCCGCGGCCGAACGATACTTCGGAATGTCCACACGAGTATAAAGATTCGGGGACCATTCGCCGCCAGAGAAAGATGGTTGAACTGCGATCTCAGCCATTTGTTACACCCACAGTCCGCCCCAGTCATACCCAAGGTACGGACCGGAGTAAGGATTAACGAAGTCGACGCCGCGAATGCGAATCCAGTCGGGGGTTAGATCATTAACTGTCAGCCCTTCGTTACCATCCTGTGCGCGAGCCTGCATAATAGCATCGTTGGCGATACCGATGGCAAGCTTGGCAAGGGTTTTATCTCCGGCAAGCGGGATGGAAAGTACAGCGCCAAGGACATTCGCAAACGCAGTCTGGAACAAATCATCGAACAGATTCGGATCGGTGACGTTCTGGGTATAGACTAGCGTCGCGAATTCTTGGTTGCAGAGAATCACTCGCTGAGGCGATGCGGTGGAGGCCTGTGTGAGGGTAAAGGTTGCTCCAGTGCCGACGCCGGTGGTTGTGTCTTGGGCGATGGTGCCGGTTTGGATGTCGAAGTAACTACCGCCAAGTGGAGTCGCCGCATCAATAACCTGCGAAACGACTGTGACCGTCGCCACCGCGGATCCAGAAAGCGTAGCGACTTGTAGAACCACCGGCGCACCGATTGGCGCTTCATCAGTGGGGCCAATCGGAAGAGTGATTTGGTCGCCGACCACATATCCGGTTCCCCCAGCGACCACTGCCGCAGCGGTCACCGCTTTGAACATATCGGTCTGGACCGCGAACCTAACCGGAGGTCCTTGCCAGAAGCTCGGTGCGCCGCCTGTGACCGCGGTGGTGATCGGTACACCGCCCGCGTAGCCGGTCTGCGTTGCCGGGATGATCCAACATGCATCGAGACAGTCGTTCGGGTATTGGTATTCATACGCCCACGGAGGCGACGGCTGGCCACGTTCCCAGAGGGTAGTTGGATCGGAGGTGTTTTCTGGTGTTCCCGGAACTGAGGTGATATAGACCAAGTTCGCGGTCTTCAGCGCACAGTTCCAAGGGGCCATGCGGAGCAGGCGCTTACGCACAACATCATATGCGATATTCGCCTGCTTCGCTTCGTTAGTGGTATTGTTCGCAACCTGAGCATCAGTCACCGTGGTGCGGGTACCGATCGCTTGCAGTGCACGATTAATGATGTCAGTTTTGCTGGTCATTAGCGCTGGCCTTGGGTTCCTGCGGTGCCGTGATTATCCGGCTTCGGCGACTGATTTGGCCCTACCGGCGGATCGTACGGCATTGGCTTTGGTTCACACTGCTGGCCCATTAGACTCTCCGAGCGGTAAGAGGAAGTTCCGGCGCAGCATCCTCGGCCTTCAGTTCCACTGGGCCGGTCTTCGGCGACGCAGCGTCGTTGAGAACCTTCAACGCCGCGAGCGCTTCGTTGCGAATGTGCACAGCCTCAGGAACCCCAGCGGCTTTGTGAACGACTTCGAGAAGAGCGTGAATCTTGACCCAATCCATTAGCGTTTTCCTTGGCTGCCTGAACGATGGGAGGTGGTAGCGACCGGGGCAGGCGCCTGATAGCCCCGACCAGCATTCAGTGGAACCGGAACAGTGTGCACTACCTGACGGCCAATCTCAGCCGCGGCTTCTGGGTTGATGGCATTGGAGCGAGGTTCGACCTTGCCTCCACTTGAACTGCTATTCCCTGTTCCCTGTTTCATCACAACACTCCTGTTTTGGGCCGCATAGTGCGGTAGTGTGATCCCAGCGATTACCTTCTCGCTTGGACATTTCCCGGCGAACTTTCTCGAAAGCGCCTCCGTCATTATGGAGATCTTCGAGAAGATGCCGAAGGCGGTCATCGCAGCGTTCGAGTTCTCGGACAACGTAATCCGGCGGATGGTGCCCGAGAGACTGGTACATGTTAGACACTTCGCGTATGTCGTGCATGTAAAGGACGAAGCGATGGATCTTGTCAGGGACTTCAGCCTCGGCTTCACGTTCTGCCGCGGCTTTCTCTGTCATGAACTGGCGGATCTTCGCGAGCTCGGAGAGAATGTTGGAAAGGAGTTTTTCGCTCATGACTTACCTATGCAGAAGTAAGTGTAGGTGGAGGAGTTGGAGGAATTGGTAATTGAGATCGCTGTGGTGGAGGCTGTGATATATGGAAGCGTCGCACCGTTTTCCGCTGCGATCTGACAAAATGGTGCAGTAGTCCACGCCGATGCAAAAGTAAGCGTACACGCTGTTCCGGTGGAAGATCCAGTAGTTACTTTTCCGGCAACATCAGTACTATTCGCATTAACTGAGGGACTGGTCCCGCATGAACTAGCACTTGGTGCCGTTCCGGTAGTGAATAAATGCCCTGTTATCCAAACAGTCGTAGCTTTGACCGCAGCCGGAGCGGTTCCGCCGATTGCAGGTGGCGAAGCTAGATAGTCGGAAAACCCAGTGCCAGAGACTGTTGAAGATGCGGCGAGGGTGGTAAAAGAACCTGTGCCGCCGGTAACTGAAGTGGTGCCGGAGAGAGTAGTGAAAGTCCCTGCGGCCGGAGTACCACCGCCAATCGCTCCAGGAGCCGCGAAGGTCGCACCGCCGAGAGTCGCTGCATTGACCGCGGAGTTACAGGAGAACCCAGTATTGGTTGTGTAGAGAAGCGCGGACGCAGAAGTAGAACACGATGGCATCGCAAGCGAAGTACCAGTTGCTGAGCCAGCGGTCGCATTGCCAAGGATAGAATTGGCATTTAGAGTCGATGATGGAATCGCCGCAATTGCGGTGGTAACAAATGCAGTGGTCGCGCAGGCATTGGTATTGTCGCCTGCGGCTCGGGTTGCGCAAGTGGTATTTTGGGCTTCCGCAGGGGATGCCCAAAGCATTACGAGAAGTGGGAGCCAATTCATACGTTGGACTCCATCACGGTAAACGGATTACCCGTGGAAGAAACCGACAGCGCCTGCCATGCACCTTGACATTCGCCAGTGATTGTAAGCTGACCGCCATTAGCATAGACTCGAAAGCCGCCGCCAAGGGCAGAGGTAGTGGGAGTCAAAGCTACATTCGCGGGCGTGGTCGGGGCTGTAGTTACACCTTGTACGTAGC